CCTGCATCAGCAGTCAGGGACGTGTTAACCGTAATGGTCACCTCGTCACTGACCGTCAAATCACCGTCATCGGCTGTCAATTTCAACACGTAGGTGAGCAAGTATGCATCTGAAATGCCTATGGGTCTTTTTCAGTACGGAGCATACACCTCGAGTTTGTTGCGGCGAATCAACATTCTAATAGTTAGAGAAGTCTGTGTCGATCAGACCCCTCATCATATCATAGCCCAGGTCACTACCAATGTAGTGAGCGTGTACACTTGACCTCCCAGTCGTAACTAAGTCAAGTGCACGATTATCATAATACCTTAAGGGTATACCATAATCAAGTTGCAAACCATCAAACGTGTAGGTTTGTAGTTTTATATTGTATTTCTTAAAAATACGAATCACTTCCCGTTGGAAGCGATTAAATTCTGTTCTCCCAGCGAACCACTTAAAGCGAACTGCAGTTTCACAATTTAGCGCAGCAGCCTTGAGTTTTTCTTCCTTTTGAGCATCCGCATTTATTTGCCCTCTTGGTTTTCTAACCCAGTTCGTCATGTTTTCGATGTTTTCCATATCTGGTTTAATAACCCACATACCACCGGGAGCAGCGGTATCCTTATATAACTGAAAACCTTGTTTCAGAAAAGTCGCATCGGTCAGGGAACACCATTTCCTAATGAGTCCCGTTGTCTTGTCATTGACATCGGTGTATTTGATGTCATATTTCGCGAAGAATTTTTGGATTGTTTCATTGTTGAAGTATGGTGCAGCTTCTTCGTCTACCACAGCCAAGACGTCGTCCCCAACAATTGCTATTTCAACATGCTCCTTAAAGTAATGAACAGGAGCCATCTTTGGATGTATTTCACTCATTATTCCAATCCAAGCTGTTCTGAAATACATTTGGTTACACATAGTATTTATTATAACCGTATTTATGGCACCCGACGGGCTACCACATTGCACTTTTAGTACGTGCTTGTACGCGATGTTTTCTGAATTGATCACTCTCTTTGCCAACTGTTCACGAATGTACCGATCTTCCGCAGTCCCACCATTAGAATCATACCATTCAGCCATGATTTTATAGGCCTGCTCTATGAATGGAGTATAGAGCCTGGGTCCAAACTTCGAAAAGTCACCAACCAATACTTTGGAACCCTTATTAATCATCCGACGAGCTAGGTCATTCCAATCAGTCCCCAGCATGTTATCACCAACACAATGCTCAAGTGTCTTACGACAATTTTGAAACATATAGTTGAAATCCATATAGTATTGTCTCATATGTATACTATATGTTAATGGACTTCCTTGAATGATCCTAACTTTATCAGGATTTTCCAACAATTCATCTTTGTGTGAAACTTGAAACAGAGTTGTTACTGTTTCACCGTTCTTCATCATCTTGTGCTCTAATTCTAAAGCTAGAGCTAGCTCTTCATGAACTCCAACTAATTCATCATCCTCATATATAATGAGCTTCTTCTTATCGCCAAGTCCAATTGTTGACCATGGATACCCAGGGCTTGTGTTCATTTTAATTCTCGTCACCTTACCCTCAACTCCAGCAATCGCTTCCTTGTATGATCTATGTGATTGAAAAGGAAGATCGGATTTATGCCCAATATATAGATTACATAAATCATCAAACACTGGCTGTAGATCGAAATCAAAAACCTTGTGTGGTACATATTGATGAATTGCTCTAGTGTATGAAGCCATGCCATGATCTTTATCCACTTCAATCTTTGAAGGAGTCTTTGTTATCTCTCCCAATTCTCCTTGAATCGGGGATGGAATGAATGAATTCTTGACGCTATGGTATACTCTCGTTGGTGGTGATAGAGCATATTTAACTTGTGTTTCTGCTGCTTCGAATCCAGGTTTTGCCAATTCTGAAATCTGACGTGGTGCGACTTCAGCCATAACTTTTCCAATATTAAAACAAACACCGTAGTGTTGTAATAATTCACGACTAATTCCATTGAAATATAAGCTATTAGCATTAGCCGCAGACATCACTCCTAGTATACTATTGTTAGTATGATCAACAATCAATGATCCGCACATAGTAATACTCTGCTCACCGTACGTATTATCGCATTTGAAACCATTCAATTCATATTGCACGTTGCCGTCAGCGTTCAAAGCTGATAAATCACTCGCCCACTTACAGTCCTCTTCTGCATATTCCATTATTCCATTGAATTCAATTACATTCTTCGCAACTCGCACATCTTCCCAAACTATATCACCTTTTGGATTGCGTCGGTAACGGACAATTGCATAATTGTCTGAAACTGTGTTCCTCTCTGTATATATATGGTCATACAGTCCTGGACATATAAACCCACTGTTCTCATATGTGAATAAACACATATCATTTGAAGCACAGAACAGGATGAAATTGGAATTCATCTTAAGGAAGGATGCCATTGTGATCTTAAAAGAACTCATTTCATACGAAGCATTTTCAAACACCAATTCAATAGTATTCCTATTCGCTGCTGCCTTTACTGCATCCCTTGTTGCATTCGTTCCACATTCAGACTGCATCACATTGGTCCACTTCATTAACAAGTTGTTCATTGCGTGTGCTTGAGTTAGAAACACATTCCTACTCACTGCAAACGCCTTAAGCACCACTACACCACCAAAATTGATTTGACACGAATTACGCTTATACTTATTAAGTACTGTCATATCAGACACATCCATTGATGGAGTTGTTGGGTGCTTAGGTTTGGCCACTGTGAATGTTCTACGTTCCGGTGTTACTCTTCCAGCATCTGTGGTCACTCCTTCACTATCCCTACCAGAAAATGTACTCATAGCCGGGTATAATAGCTTCTTCTCCTTTGCTTCAATTGCCTTTACTGTTTTAATTGCTCTCGATTCAAACGCATAGAGTATCATGTTAAGTGCTGCAATTGGTACAATTATCACTCCTAAGCATATCAATAGGTTCTTGCAATCACTGATGAAAGTAGATTTGTTTAGTTTTATCCTTGCATCTTCTAGGACTGGCCTATAGTCACGTGGCATCAATTTTCTAGGATACCAAGTTGGATATTTCTTACCATGTAGCGATTGGTATAATTGAATATAGGCATCCATCATTGCTGCATACAACAATGGATCATCCCCTCCTTCGTGATATGTACACCAATTGTGGCATTTGTTCGTTGATGTTAGTGTTACTCCATTCACAGTGAATAAGATACCTCTTTGCTCGAATCTGATCATCTCAAGTAGCTTTTCTTTATCCTCTCTTGACACTGGGTCTTGTGTAGAATACTCATCCATCATAGCATCAAGTAAATCACTCTTAATTTTATTGAAGTGTTCAAGATGTTTACATTCAACTCGATTTACAAAGAAGTCCTCTTGCACTGCATATTTCTTTGATGTTTGATCTGCCATTAAATCCAATGGTGTTACATATTCCAGCGCTTTCCACAACGTGTCCTTTAGACCCATAGCTGGTTGGATGATATAGGGTGATGTTCCACCCAACTGACGACAAATCTGGCTTTCCAATGTCTTTGTTATCTCAATATTGATGTTAACGAATGGTCGATTTGGTGTTAATGTTTCAAAGACATCTTTTGCTTCACAGTTTAAGATAGTTGCTAATTTCTCTTTATAGTTATCAACTTCTGTGGTATAATACAATTCCATTTCTTCTGATATATGAGTAAAGAATTCTTGATAACCCATACTTCCCGTGATGCCAGTTCTATTTCCTCCAACTATTTGACAATTCTCATGCTTCACAAAACTAAGATGTTGGAAATTCTTAATTACTTCGCGATTGTTGGTTATTGCCATACATGAAGTACATGTAAACACCATTTTCTTGTCATGAACTGAACAACCTATTAGCCCTTCATGCTTCACTGTAACTTCCCACGTAGAGTCTCTTCTGTTCTGCACAACATTTGGTAGCATTCCATCTATTGATGGGTACAATTTGTTCGAGGCACACAATACTAGCGTTGATGTAATTAGTGTACCTTTGCTCTCGATATCAGCTTTCGCTGACACAGCTTCTGCTGGTCCTTTGATGTCACACAATCTCGCACAGTCTGATTCTGATATATCTGTATATTTTGATATGCGTTGGAAGTCATCAAATATAATTGTGCTGTTACCATCATAGCGATCCCAGTACTTATTAACAGGAACTACGAATGGCCTCTCGTTGTTTGAAAAACATTCTGTTGGCTTCGGCATGTGTGGTTTTAGTGCTGTGGCTAAATGTTGTAACAGGTGTGATTTTCCAATCTGACTTGCTCCGCTCAAATATAGCACAAATGGATCGAACTTGGCTATCGGTGCATTGATGTGTGGCACCAATTCTGTCTTCACTCTACGTAAGTCATTGATTCTCTTACCAACAATGATTGATAATTTACTCATGTCACGTACACCTGCTATTTCTAGCTCAATCTTTTCCCCGACACTTATATAGTGATATAGGCATGCAATGGCTTGTTTATTTTTCTTCAGCACTTTTAATATAGTTGGATCTATATATAGAGCAGTGATGTGTAGCCAATCACGAACACGATCTTCTTCTAACCATGCCAATAATCGACTTTCTGGACAACCATGTTTTAAAACCCACTTAATGAATTTAACGATGTACTTAACGATTGTTTCTACAACTTGCACAACTCTCGTATACAGTGTAGCACCCTTACTGAATGCAAATGTGATCTTCTCAGAATAATTCAGATGTTTTGGTAATCCAATCGATGAAGCTACTGTTGTTATGAGCATTGCTGAAAACTCACTAAGCTCTCTCACAAATGTGTCACCCATTGCTGGTCTTACGAAACCTGTTTTGAAATCCGATTCATCTCTCTCCTCATAGTTGATGTTTTCCATTTCTTTCTCACTTCTTGCAAACAACTTAAGAAAGAAATCCTTAACTTTGCCAAATGGAATCATAGATAAAACCCCCCAACTAACAAGGACTTGAGCAACCGCCAATGCAGCTACTGTTATAGTTGGATTATTAACTACTTGAAGAACTTGTAGAACGACAGTTGAAAAGAAACTGCCATCTCCTACAACAACATTCAAATCTTTAAGAAAATCCTGACTTGTTGAGGCTGTTTTAGATAGATCCTCCATGGCATTGGTGATAGAATCAAACGTGGTGTTAACCTTATCATAATCCACACTTGCCATTCCTTCTAGTACTTTGCCCACATTGCTCAGCATACATGGTCTAACATACACGTGTCTATGAATCTTTTCAACGGCTTGTTGGCCTTTCCTTGGATAATCTGTCAATTGACGAGTTGGAAATCCATTAAAAGCATACATAGTTGTATCATTCGACCAAGCCCTCAAAACATCGAGGGATAGTGTATTATCTGGCCCACTATAGTATATTTCTATAACTCCCAGCGACTTATGGATGTTAGTTAGGTAATGTTGATCATAGTAAGTTGCATTTAAGCAACCATTACCTCCTTCATAGTATGGCACATTGAAGGGCATTGACTTGTTCTGTGATAAAGACATTATACTTTCCGCATACCCAGAGTATGTATACATTGAAGTCTGATATTGTTCATCAAGTGTAAATGGCAGGTCTTCAACTTGTGGTACATGAACCATCCGAAGGATACCAAGATCTTCACGCGGCATGGCATTTACGATGTAATTTAAACTACCACGAGTAAATCGGAATGCATCATGTAAGTGTGTTTGTTTACTGTTAGCAAAGTCACTAGGCACATCATGCCTCCAACGTGGTGCTCCGAAATTGCAAGGATATGTAAATATACGTACCGGTGTGCTCGTTTCATTAACGTCAATCTTCGATGTTACTATAAACCTCTCATATCTCCGCAAATTATCACCTACATCCATATGATGTTCTCCAAACAATGCTAAGTCAACTTGAGTGCAAGCTGGTACAAATGGCACGCAGTTTGATTCAGTAAAGCGCTGGTCATTCATTGATGGTGTAGCCTTAACTACATTTGTTTCTCGAGGTGATCTCTGCTGTTGTTCTTGTTGCTGTTGTTGTTGTTGGTATGCCGGTCTATATTGTCTCTTCTTTGTTGTAGTCACCACCATTGTTGTTAATGCTTGTGTTGAAACAAGTGTTGTTGTTGGTATTACTGTTGTCACTTCTTCTTCTTGAGTTCTCTCTACAATTTCCACTTTGCCAGGTGTTACTTCAATAACTGACATTGACAATAACTGTAATGTTGGTGTTCCAACCCATTGAACTGCGATGTTAATTCCCACAACAAAAGATACCACTACACTTCCTTGATGAAATCCAGTGATGCTCACGATTCTACTTGCACCATGATTCATAATTGCGATGTTCAATCGAGGCAATGTGTTGTTCCAAGTGTAAACACCATCAGCTGTTCTGAATTGTGTTGAACCTTCAACCTCATATCTCACGAGGCTCCCAACTGCCAAGGTAGCTTCCACTCTATGGCTTCCGAGTAAAAGAGTATAGTTCGATACACTTGTAAATTCAATATTGAGGAAAGAATCAAACCAGAAATTATGAATAATTGATGTCTTATTCGGAACTGGAACAGCAAATGTATAGTGCCCTGGTAACATCCTCTTATGGACGATCACATCAAAAGATGAGAAAGACCCTAAGGGTGCACTAACTGGTGTTTCAACAAATACATGTAAACTGCCAAGTGTTCTTTGACCACCACCTTCTGTCTGCACTGCATATGAATGCACCATATTAATATAAGGAATATTAATACACCTTGATAGATCACTATCCAAGCTGGCACATATATCGATGACATCATAGTACATAGCACTAGAATCTTCATAGTCCAAGTGTGCTCTATTAGGTACAAATGCAACTCTAAGACGAAATGTCTTAAAACCATCACTAACAATAGTAAATTTGTACTGAACTTGACCACTCATGTTCTGGAACCAGTTAGCAATATGATCACATGGTGCTAAGTTATGGACTGAATTACCCAGATTTGACCCGCTGATGAATGGAGCCATTAAACCTGGCTGAATATGTGTAGAAAACACACTTGAGCCTTCATTATGACTTGTTCGGACTGTAAATGATGTTATTAGCCCAAAGGTCTCGCATATATCATGTAGATTCTTAATGATGTCCGCTCCAAAGAATTCACTGTTCTGTGGACATTCTGCATCTTCCCATAAACGCATGGATTCATTCTGTGTGTTACCACGACCAGAAGCAACATTGGGTGTTGTTCGCTGATACATTGCCTGATTACTCGTGCTCTGTGGTTTTTGATAGTTACCACCTTGATTTCGATTACCTTTAATTGCAGACATAGCCTTGTTGAAAACATCGTTACCAACACCAGTTACAGCATTAGCAGCGACATTTGTTATTCCTTTTGCAGCTCCAGCTTTAAGTGCAGCTGACCACATGGCAGGAATTGCTATATCAATCATTTTCATCGCAGGAATCACTAACTCTCTCATTTTCTTACGAATCTCAGATTCATGAGGCATACGTTTATGAGTACGATAGTATTCAATTTCAGTGTTTGTTGGAAAGACGTTGCTCATCACTTCCAATTGGCCATAGAATTGCGTGTCTTCATCAAACTTGATATACAGTTTGAGTATGGCATCACTAGGCGCTCCATCAGCAACTTCATAGTTGGTAAGCGCTACTATATTTAGAGTTGCTAAATATAGACTTGATGCATCTGAATTAGGCCGAATTGGAATAGCTCCTAAATAAGTTAGGAACTCAATTTTCAAATCAGCTGACGACGTTTGATGACCATTCATGATTATACCGGGTTGTTGACTAACCACTTGCACAGTTTGTAGTTCTTGAGGACGATCTCTTTGCAACAGATGATACACGTATCCCATCTCAATAGCCATTTGATTTGTTTTAGCTATATTCCACACTGCTTTAATTGACATGTTTCCACGCCAAAGGGTATTAGCCCTAAAGGGTAGGGCAGCAGGCATATTCCAATTGCTCTTGAGTGCATCGTATGGTAAGTGTACTTCTGAAAGCAACTCACCACGTACAACAGTACTATCTATTGGGATACTTTTGAAATGTATCCACCTATCGGTAAGATCCTGATATTTACGAACTTGATCAGAAATAACCAAGTTTGTAAAATTACCACCAGAATCAAAACGAACAATGTTTCCTTCTTGTGGAACAACTGGGCTTTCAATATTGGTATTGAGAGCAGTGTCAACAATGACTTGTGTTTCATTGGGTGCATCCATGGCAGGTGTAGCCTTCTCTTTCTCAACTGTGATCTTCAAATTACCTAACCTTTCGGTTAGTAATTTTTGTTCTTCCTGGAGGCTTAGCAACTTCTCGACGTTCTTTTGTTGCGTTCCTCCATCCTTGATACGTTGGATGGCTGTACCTAAATTATCAATTTGAATATGATAATTCCTTATTTGCCTGGCACGGGCAGCCTTTTGTAACATGTCATTAGCTTGTTTTCCTAATGATGGTACTTTAAGCTCTGGTATAATGAGCTTAATTTCTCTAATCCATGAGATTAGAATTGCCTTGCTGTCGTCATATTGCACATCAACATCATCACCAATGATATGTCCCTGCTCTTGCGCGTTTATCATTAACATAATGATAAACCAGCTCGGATAATTTACCTCCGCCCCAACGAACCCACCACTCGCTGTACGGTCGCAATGACAGCGGATATCGCATTTCTTGCCCTTACTTGCGTTTGTCGCGGCAATGTCATCAATAAGACGACTACGAAGGCGCAAAAAATTGCGCTCATCAGGCTCAGATTTCTCGTCTGCCTCCACTTGCGCGTTGATGCGGATTTCAATAAAGCCATCTTCCTTTCCGTGCGTGTCATAAAACCCAAGCTGGATGCTATGTTTGAATTCATATTGGATAAATGAATCCTCGATGATATACAGCAATTGTTTTGCTACGGGCACTGATCCTGCTTCCTTCCAAATCCTCATAGACATACGACGAATAGTGTCGTACAGTAAGATATCTGGCATAACAGGAAAAGACATAAGTGCTTTATTGTTATTATTATTTATTTTATTTTTATTTTTGTTTATTATAGCTTATTTATTATTAGCTCTAAATATTTATTGAAATTTATAATTAGATTATATATTTTATAAATTGTAATTAATTTGATTATTATTATTAAATGATTAAATATGAATATATTAATTATTATTGAAATGATTATTATTATTATATTATTTATGATATTATTATTTTCTTTTTGTTTTGTATACTCCGTTCGGTTAAGACCTACTAGTCGAGTATGATTATTTTTATTTTTATTTTGAATATTCCTAAATACTTTTGAATAATTATTTTTATTTTTAAATTTATTTTTATTTATTTTGAATTTAATTGAAATTTTTATTAATTTTTGTTTACTGCGTTCGGTTAAAACCTACTAATCCAGTAAAATATTTTTGGCTTATAAAAGAAATGCTTTCGACTTATTT